TATAAAGAAAAAGTATTATCCATATCTGGTGTGGGCGGCGTCAAAGTGTACCCGGTCTGGAACGGCGGAGGCACGGTTAAAGTCGTATTTTGCACATCCGAATTTAAATCGCCCGATAGTGAATTTGTGAACACAGTGCAGGAAATGCTGGATCCGGTTCCTTATCACCAGAAAGGCGTCGGTGTAGCACCGATAGGACATTATGTAACAGTAGCAGGGGTAACGGAAAAAACAATTAACATTAAAGCAAAAATTTCTGTAAAAAGTGGGTTTGTATTGAGTGATATAAAACCGAAAGTCACAGAAGCGATCAATGACTATCTGAAAGAGCTTAATCGAGAGTGGAAAAATACACAGACTATATCGGTTAACGAGTTTACGAATATAGGACTTATCGTCCGTGTGTCTAAGATAGAAAGCTGTATTTTAGATGTAACCGGCGTTCTCGATGTGGAAGAATCTACTATTAACGGATCAAAACAAAACCTGCAGCTGGGCGTTGATGAAATTGTTAAATTGGGGGGGGCTGACGTATGAGTAATAATTTACGGGATAGCCTCAAATTGCGGAAAGCAAATATTAGACATTATTTCCCTGATGTGCTTGTTAATGCGGTAGAGTTTAAAGAATTTGCAAAAACGGTAGATCCAGAGATGAATTGTATTATTGGGCTGCTCGTTGAAAAAGCTTTAAATACTTTTATCTTTGATCTCGATGAGGATGGAGCAACACGGTGGGAAGATATGCTGAAACTGACACCGAGAAGTACGGATACTCTAAATGATCGGCGAATGGCGATTCTTGCTAAAATCACACCGAATACTCCATATACATACAAAAAACTGGAGATTCTGCTGGATGGTATTTGCGGCGCAGGGAATTACAGTATCAATCTAAAACACAATCAATATTACATAAAAATACTGATTGCATTAGGCGTTAAAAGACAAAGACAAACTGCAGAATATATGCTCCGATGTGTATTGCCCGCAAATCTAACAATTGAAATAGATCTGATGTATAACCGTCACATAGATCTGAAACGATTTACTCACAGAAGAATAAAAGAATTGATGTATACTCATCATGATTTAAGAGCGGAGGTACTGGCAGATGCCTAATTACACCAAAACGATAAACCTTGAAAAGCCTTTGCAAACAGAAGTTTACGATGTGGATAAACGGAATGCAAACTGGGATAAGATTGATAAGGCTATCAAGAAAGACCGGGACGATGCAGATACTCATGCCGCAGATCCCGATGCCCACGCAAATGGGATAGCTGGCAACGCTGCCAGTGCTACAAAGTTAAAAACCGCAAGGAAAATTACCCTTGGCGGCGATATCCGAACCATCGGAAGGACATTTGACGGCAGTGGAAATATTGAATTTAATGATATTCAAGTTATCCATGCGAAGGAAGCCGATGAGGCAACCCAAGCCGTAAACGATACTAATGGCAATCGTATAGATACTACTTATGCCACTGCCGGATATTTACTTTCAGAAGCTTGTAAAAACGGAGTCATACAAGATACTTTGCTTGTATCGATAGGAGAACCACAGGCGGACGTTAACAAAACGTACCTCGTGAACAGTACCTCCCAAAGCCACCCTCCGGATTTAGCCTGGGGTGTCCGCGAAGTCTGCTTTATCGGTAAGAATGCCGTTATCATTCGTGTAACTGGACTGGATATCAACGGACAGACCAACTGCATATGGACGAATATATATAATCAGGTCAATTGGACTGGATGGCAGAAATATGCGCACACGTCGGATATTCTTCCACCTATTGAAGCAGCGAACATTGGGAATCCCGCGAATTGGTGGGTGAAAATACGAGGCGGTTTCATTATACAAGGTGGCTTCTATGCTATTAACAGTACAGCAAACAAAGAGACACCATTCACCGTTGCATTCCCGATTGCGTTTTCGACGACCTGTATGGGGATATGCGGGAACGATGTTGGATCTGGTGTCTTTGCATTATCATTCAATCCGATATCTAATGCGCTATTTAATGTTTGGCGTAGTGATAATAGGCCTACAACCTTTAGGTATACGGCATT